CTCGTTTGGCAGCCACAGTCCCGTCGCTGCACCTGCTGTCGGCGCTCTCGGTACCCCGATCAAGCCGCCGTTGAAACCCAGCATTAGCTGATGTCCTCGTAACTGATCGTTAGCTCCAGATCGCCAGCCACGTCCGCCTTGGCCCTGAGGCTGTCGCCTTCTTTCAGGTAGATGTAAGCCTCACGGGCCACCAGGACCTGCGTCGCGCCGGCGGGCACCGAGATCAATTTGGCCAGGTGGGTGTCCACCCCTGAACGCCGCCACACCAGGTCAATCTTCGCGATCAGGCTGCCGTCGACATTGGCGCAGTAGACCGCATTGATCTTGAACACCTTGCCACTGGCCGCCGCGTTGGTCAGCGCATCCGCCAGGGTCGTTGTCACCGCGTAGCCAATCGTCTCGCCGGTGACGAGGCTTGGCTCCCTGAGATTCGGTGCGGCCATAAACCCTTAGCTCCCCCACCACTCTATGAGGCCCAGCTCTTCGGTTCCATAGCGCTGCACGACCCAGCTGGCGAAGTAATCGCGTGGCGGCCCGGACTTGAGCGTCGCCTGCAGCCCGCCTGCGCCCCTTTGCGCCGTCTCCAGGCCGTGGGTGGCCACTGCGCTCAAGGTACCAAGCCCGAGCGCCCCCTGGCCTCGCAAGGCGCCGCTGAGGTCGGCTACCGGTGCAGCAAACAGTACCAGGGGCCCCAGTGAGCCCCGACCAACCAGGGCCGACTGCAAATTCATGGTCATCACCAGGCGGGAGCCACCCAGGCCACCGCGGCCTGCCAGGGTGCCGCGGGAGCGGCGTTTGGTCTTGGGCCTGGCAACTCCCAATGCCCCTGCCCCCAGCAGCCGAATCTCCAGGCGCGCCACACGCCGCCCAGGAAGCACCGGTCCGTCGGGCCCGATGCCCAGCACCGGCACCAGCTGCAAGATGTCGACTCCATCGAGCTGTTGCACAAAGCCGCCCGAGGGCGGATCGAACAACCACACTTCCGTGGTCCCTCTGGGGCTCCACCAGTCGTTTTGCCGACACCAGGAGTAGGGCGGCTCGGCCGGATCAGTCCACAGGATCGGCTGATTGACGGGCCGGAAGGTGGGGGCCCCGCCCCGCAGCTCTCCAGTGGGGTCCAGCTCAAGGCCGATCGACGGGGCCACCGCCAGCAGCAGTCGATCGAAGGTGATCAGCTGCTGGCCCAGGGCCCGCCCCAGCTCCTTGAATGTGTAGTCTCGATCCAGCAGGGAACGCTCGTCCACCCACTGCCTGTCCTCCATCGAGGGGTAATCGCTGGGCTCGTAGAACGGCACGCCTGCTTGCCAACGCATGGCGTGGATGTGCTTGCACTCCCGGCGCCGGTCCACCCGCCGGTCCAAGTCCCGCCATTTCTTGCTGTAGCCAATCGACTCCTGCTCCCAAGGGGCCTGCTCGCCGCGCCCGGCAGATGCGACCGGGAAGCGGTCTCGTGCCGATCCGCCGGTGCTCATTAAATCGGCAATCTGCCGGCCCTGGTAGTCCGGGCAGCTGCACTCGAAGCGGTGTGAACTGCACAGGTGCCGGGTTGCATCAGCCCGCCAGAAGACCGGCGCCTGCGGGCTATAGCCAATACGCCTCCAGTAGCTCCTGGGGCCAGACATCTGGCGGATAAAGGGTCTAGACAAATCGAAGATCAACTGGAACTTCGAAACGTCCACTTCGATCAGGGTCAGCGCCACCGCACCGACAGGGTCTTCGGCCAGGTCCTCCGGGTAGAGAGAGCCAGCAGCTGAATCCTCAAACTGATCGCCGACGAACGAGCGCCACACCGCCAACTTGTCCCGGTCCAGAACACCCTTGACGTCGTAGATCAGCCGGTGCTTGGAGGGGTCGACGTCGTCCCGGTCCAGAGTCAAGCTGCCAGGCTTGATCGATTGAGGCAGAATCAAGGCGCCTCGGGGGCGCTGGGTGACATGCCAGGCTGACTCGGCTGAGTTCAGGCTGGCAAACACCTGGGTGACCAAGGGAATGGGCCCGGTCCCGGGGCCGGTCTTCAGGCGGGCGTAGAAGGCCAGTTGCTGATCAAGCCAGCCTTTGCCGTCCCCGAAGAACATCTGCATCCCGGCTTGCCAGCGCCGGTAGTCGCTGCCTTTCTCGTAGCTCTCGATCAGGGTCGGAACCCGAATGCCGCCAGACTGGCCCGAGCCGGAGTACAGCCCTCGCGCCCGGCCGGCTACCGGCTTCGAGAAGTCATCGCCGCCCCGGGGGCGCGGGAACGCGAAACTGGCGCCGTACCCCTTGCCTCGGGCCACCGAATCAGTAGAACCCGCCCTGGGCCGCCACAATTGCCTGGGACGGCCCGAAGCTGGACTGCAGAATCACGCTGGCCCCTGCGTACAGATACCAGCCACGGGGCAGGATCAGCCCGGTGTTCTTCTTGTCCAGCTCGGACGGATAGGCTGCCACGGTCGCAGCTGGTGAGGCCAGGTTGGGCACCGGAGCCAGCAAAGGCAACAGCGGCAAGTTGGTCCGCTGCCCCAATGAAAGTGACAAAAAGTCAGCGCTAGCCACCGTCCAGGCGTTGGAGCTGTTCAGGCCTGCAGCCGTGGACTGCTCGCTGGCCACCACAATCAGGCGGGCAGCAGTGATCCCCGTCTCCGGGGCAACCGCCGTGATGCTGTCGATCATGCAGCCATCGCTGCCGCTGTCGACAAGCAAGCGCAGACCAGCTGGCACGAGGCTTCGCAGGTTGGTTGGTGTCGAGAGGGCTGCAGTCTCGCCGACACCGACGATCTTGAATAGGGGGCGATCAATCAGCAGCGGCTGTTTGTTGGTCGAACTCGAAGACATGGGTCGATCTCAATAGGGAAGGTTGGCAGCGCCAGGGTTGGGGCGCGAGTTATTGCGGTACGCCTCCCGCATCAGTTGGACCTGATCTATCAGGTCGGCATTGAGGTTGAAGTCCGCTGCCGCGCCGGCCTGGGTTTGCTGCTCGGCGGTGAGGCCGGTATCGGCCCCATTAGTCAATAGAGGCCCAGGGGCAGCATCAATTGCCATGGTTTGCGGCAAGCCCGCCGGTGTAACAAGGGGCGCAGCGCCTTGCTTGGCCATAAAGCGATCGACAATGTTCAGCCCGTCGGCACCCCTGGCAGCACCTTGATTGCTCCGCGCCCAGGCAGCCAGGTCGGGGCGCAAGCCGCTGAAGCGATCGCCGCTCTCAGGGAAGGCGGCCCCCTGGGCAATCCCGCCGCCAGCGCCAAAGTCGGCCGCTGAAACTGGGACGGGTCGCCCGCCACCAAGTTCTGAAAGCATCCGGCGGCCGGTATTCCCAGGGGCACCCGGCAGCACGCCGTTGCTGGCGGGCGTGCTGAGACTGGCCGGATCCACTAAGCGCATCCCGGCGTTGCCGGCCGCTTGAACCAGAGCCCCGTTCCGGGAAGCGCCCAGGGGGGCCATTACGGCGTTGCTTCGGCTAGCGGTACTGTTTGCGGGGGCGCGCTGAGGCGCCATTGGCATCGGAGCCTGTCCGGCGGGCACGCGGTAATCTGCTGCAGCGTTGCCGCCGACGGGGCGGCGTGCTGGAGGCTGAGGCGCCACCGGGCGGGGCGAGACCCTGCGTGTGCCACCTACCCCGTAAGGGTCGACGTTGCTGCGGCCTGGGCTGTTGCCGTAGGGGTTGATATTGCCGGCGCCGCCGACGGGGCGGCGTGCTGGAGGCTGAGGAGATCTAACTGGCGCCCTGAAGTCGCTGCGGTTCATCTGACCAAGACTCGGCGGCGCGGGCCTGTCTCGGTAAGGCCTCTTGAAGTCGCTGCGGTTCATTTGGCCGAAGCCTTGAAACATTCCGAATGGATTCATGGTCAGCGCCAGTTGGAGGTTCCGATGTGATGTGTGATCCGGTCGACCACCGAGGTGTCGGCAGGGCCAGGCAGGGCGTTGACGAACTCGGCGCCGGCAGCCCAGAAGGCGTGGCGCCGAGCGTCTTCGCGGCGATAATTCGACACGTAGAGACTTTCGGCCAAGCGGTCCACCTCTCGGAGGTAGATTTCTCGTCCGTTCTGATCGGCCTTGATTGGATCGGACTGGAAGATGGCCCGTTCGGTGTCGCCAGTGAAGCGCTCAATGCGCGATGGCCTGGGGCCATCGGCGCCACCGAAAACCTCTGAGAGCGTCCAAGCGCGATCGCAGCGATCTAGGTGCTCAGTGACCTTCTCGTACCAGTAGGAATCCGGAATGCGCGCCATGGCCTCCTCCAGCCGCGACAGGTCGCCGGCGGGGATTCCACCGCCGGAGTTCATGCCCAGGTGAAACCGAGTGCGGCTTTTGTCGTAAGAAGAAAGTTCCACCGACCCCACAGAGGGTGCAAGGCCAGTCTAGGGCTCAGCCAACGAAGAACTGGTCTTGCTTTAGCACTTCGTTCCACTCGACTCGTTCGATTCCGCGCAGTTGATCCAGGTTGGTGAAACGCTCACCAGGCAGGGAGTTGCGCAAGTCAACGATCTTTTTCGCCGTAGCGTAGCCAATGCCCCTGAGAGCCACCAGCTGTTCAGCGCTGGCGGCATTGAGGTTGATCCGGGTTTCAGGAGGAATAGCGCTCGACGGAATCTCATCCTCGGCCTGCTGGGCTGCTGTTTTTTGAGGCTGGGGGCCATCGGTGCTGGTTCCTGCGCCTGGTTCGAAGAAGAGCAGGTTTGTCAATTGCGGGTAGTAAGTGCGGCCGTCGTTGGTCTTGACCATCGCGAAGTCAACGTCGTGATAGCCGATGAACTCGACGATCTGGCCGGTGGTCGTGTCTTTGACGAGAGCCATGGCGGCAGGCATAAAAAAGGGCACCCGACGCATCGAGTGCCCTTATCTTACTGAGCCTGGCGCAAGACTCAGTTCTCAACCCGGAATGGCAGCTTGACGTCTTCGAGGCCAGCCACGTCGTCATCGAGCATGTAGTTGACCTCGACGATGATCGGGGTGCCGCCAATCAGGTCGGATGTCAGGTTAGAGCCAGCCACGGTGCCGGTGCTGTCGGTGGTCATCAGCAGCAAGGTCTCAGCAGCTGTCAGAGCGACAGGGGTGATCAGGCTTTGACGCACCTGCCGGGGGGTGATGGTAGCCGAGGCCACCGGAGCTAGAGCTGAGCTGGTGGCCACGTTGGCGGCGGTGATCGTGTTGTCGTTGGCCACCGCGTCCGCCAGCTTCAGTCGATTGGTGTTGGTACCGACTAGGCCACTGGTGGCGACGCCAACCGAGCGGTCCCGGCGCATGTCCGGGATTCGGAAACCGATCGAGTACAGCTGGGCGCCAATAGGAATCACCAAGCCGACCCGATCGGGACGAGGTTTGTCGTCGGCCCTTAGATCGGGGCTGGGGATTGTGATGGGCCAGCTGTTGGCGCCAGTGGCGGTAATCAGGGCGTAGCCGAGAACCTGATAGAAGGCCCGGCCAGGCTCGGCAAGCACGGCCTGGTTTTGGTAGCCCGACAGGCGATTGACGTAGTTGCCCGGGTAGATGGTCTTGGCCATGAGAAGGATCGCCTACAAGTGGTGAATAAGGATTAGCGGGAGATATCAGTAAACGAAGGAGTAGGCAACCGTCACGAAATCCCTGTTCAGAAGTTCAAACGCTCCGAAGAGGCTCCACACCATGATGATGAAACGTCCGAAGTCGTCATCGTTGCTGAGCAGGATTTGGGCATCCTTGCCGCCGATGCCGACGCCGACCGACTGGGGCCCGAAGAACAAAATCGGAGCCGTAGGGGTCACAGCGTTGGTGATCGACGCACTGGTGATCGTCGCCTGGAGGCTCTTGGCTGCCAGATTGGTCGACTCGAACCAGCGGACGCCTTCAAAAAGGAAGCCCGTGGGCGAGGTTTGCTGACCGTTGATCGAACCGGCTTGCCCGTAAGCGGGGCCCATGCCCAGGAAGTTGTGGGCGTTGGGATGCAATGACGGATTCATCGGATCGATCACCCCATTGCCGGGGTAGCGAGCGACTTCCCGGAAATCCTTGTCCTGACGAAGGTGCATGCCCGCGGTTGGCGCGTAGATGGCCCTGTAATAGCCATCGTCGAAGCGGGGTACATTCCGCTCGCCCATGTCTTTAACTACAGGCAGCAAGTCGTTGACGACCGAGAATTTGCCGGTGTCGGTGCCGGTGCCGGCGTAGGTGAGAAATGGTGCGCTGGCAGCGCGAACCTTGGCGCCAGGGTAGTAGTAGCCACCCCTGGTGGAACTGGCCGGGCCGTTGGACTCAGCCTTGAACAGTTCGTCGGAGAAGACGCGGTCCTTCCAGCGGCGGTAATCATCGAGCATGGTCATCGAACCGATGCTCTGGTGGAACATATTGATGTTCCCGTAATCGAGCAGCAGTCGCTGACCGGTGAGCAGGGTCTCGCGGGCCACCTTGAAGGTCGAAGGCGCGGCGGGGTCGTTCGGGTCGGCGGGGCCGGTGTACTCCTCGAGGCTCACCAGCACTTTGTCCTTGACGATATTCCGGGAGGAAGCCGTGCCAAGGGTCTGGTCAGCGGTGCGCTTGCGGCTGTCCTTGGTGCCGGGGTTCCCCCAGAACCGGTAGCGGTCCAACTGCACGGTCTGACCGGGAGATTTACCCCAATCCCAAACGACCAGGGGAGCCGACACCATTTCCACCACATAGCTCGGGTGAGGCCGGTGGAGTTCAACCCCAAGCAATTTTGGAAAATCGTTGTCGATCCACATGGCGTGGCGTCTCCCGTGTCGCGTGATCTGTCTTAATCTAAGACTGGTGAATCGGGAAAACTTGCATGACGCCAGACCAGGCTCGCGGCCTGTCTTCTGTCCTTGTCTCCAGCGGCAGCTTCTACCTGTTACGCCGCCCCACGGTCAGTTACATCGAGATCGTCTGGTCTGGCTCCCAGCGCCAGGCCGCCTACTTCCACGAAAAGGTTGCCGAAATTCAGCATTTTTTCCCGACAACCGCCCAGGTCTCTCCAGGGACTATTCAATCGCCAGGGCTGCGCTTCAAAATCACCAGCGATCGTCTTCGGCCCCTCTACAACCTCTTCGTACCCCGCGGCAGCCGCCGGATCTCCTCGGCTTGCCTGGAGCTCTGCGGTGCCCGAGCGATTGCCTGGCTGTTCAGCGATCACGGCCGCCGCACCCCCCGCGGTTTCGAGCTTGGCTCCGTGGCCCGCCACGCGGAAGAGGCTGTCCTGCTGGCTCAGTGGATCAAGACCATTCTGGGTGTCGACTGCCGAGCCCGTCTGCGCGGCCGGCGCCTTGCCCTGCTCTTGGACCCGACCAATGCCGCCAAGGCTGCTGAGCAGTTGCTTGACTACAGCCCCGCCTCGCGCCGCCACCTTTTCCTCCAGCTTCTCAATGACCGCGATCCCGTTTGCGACCCGTGTGATCTGCTACTGCTTGGGGACCAAGGGGCAGCTAGACCTGCGCGGCAAGCGCTCGCGCCCCTGGCTCAAACTCCGCCGCTCGGAGCTTGAGCAGACCTACCTGGACCACCAGGTGAGGATGCTCAGGCGCCTTCATCCCCAGCCGGGCAGCTTCAAGGTGCACTGGAATCGGCTCAGTGCCGATTCGGTCTACGACGACCTGGTTGCCGAGTTTACCTGCCCTGAACTCTGGGGCGCTTACGATCTCCTCTACCCCCGCGACCGCCGTCGCATCACCAGCGAGGCCCTGGTCGCTGCCGGGCTGCCGGGGCTGGCTGCTGCTTGGCTTGACGAGGGAGAACGCAATCCGCAAAGCGCCAAGCTGCGCCTGTTCGGCCCTGGGCCTAGCGACGTTGAGATCCTCGGCTGGATCGAGAGTCTTGGAACCCCGGGCCGCATCGCGCCAGGGCCGCGCCTGCAAATGTCCCTGGCTTTTGATCAGTGGCAGGCTGACACTCTCGTGCGCCAAATTCGTCCTCTTGTGCACCGCAGCATGGCCTATCGCTTGAGGCCCGCAGCCCCGGGCGCTCGTGCCCTTTACGCTGGCCTTTGATGCCGGCGCAGTCCTCAATGGCAGGCCAGGGAGGGGGCAGGCCCTGGCGGGACCTGGGACCGCTGACCACTCAGTCCAGCGTCCAGCGCGGGACGATCGGCGAGAGCAGTGGCGCTGCCACCTTGCTGCTGGCCTTTCAGCTGCCGCGCCCGGCGACCGTTTTCGTGCGGCTTCTGCCGCTCTCGCCATTCACTGATCGTTTTGTCGACGCAGCGTTGCAAGACGCAAGCGGCCACGGGATTGCTCTGGCGGACGACGGCCGGGCGGTTTTCGTCAATGCGCTCAATACTCCGGCCGACGAGGCCCGCAGGCGCCTTCCTGCCGGCGACTACCGCGTTGTCATTAGCACCAGCCAGTGGCAAGAGGCCCCCTTTGCTCTCCAGCTGGACTCTTTCGCTCTGGAGAGCCCGCGCCTAGCAGCGGCAGGACAGGGGCGACTGCGCGGCAGGCTGTCTACCGCAAGACCAGAGGTCTTTTTCCGCGCTCGCGGTGGACTGAGGGCTTCCCTGCAGCCTGTCGATTCTCTGCTCTGGCGAGGCACAGGCGCCGCCGGCCTGCGGGCTGGCCTGCAAGTGCTCCCCAGCTACAAGGAGCCGCCGCCGGCGGGGTTGGGCCACGTTTGGTTTATCCGTCAAACAGGCCCAAGCGGGCGCCTGCGCCTGGGAGCTGCAAGCGGAGTGAATTGGACCACCCTTGAATTGAGCGACATCCTGCCGGGGTACATCACTTCCGAGCTGGCCCTGCCTGACTTCCGCTTCAATGCCGGGCGTCGCACGATCTTTTCGGACCGCGCCTACGACATTTACGGGGCCTACCCAGAACTCGGCGTCGCCCCGCCTGCGCTCCGCGCCCAGGTCTCCCCAGACGCCCCAGGGGTGCCTTATTTGGATCTCACCAACGGCCGCCATCGCCGCGAGGTCTTGGTCTCCTTACCTCTCGACGCAAGCCGCTGCTTGGTGCTGCACCTCGAGGAAACTTTGGCGTGGAACAACGACGTCATTCTTGACGTTGACGACGCACTGCCTGTCTCTCCCCGGCTGATCGTGAGCAATCGACGCCGCTCCTGGTTTCACCGCCGGCGGGTCAACACCTTCGTCACCGACGGACTGGCGCTGCGGCGGCTGCAGAACCCTCCGTCCGCCCTACTGCTGCAGCTCGATACGGTCCTGCCGCCCCTGGATCAGCAGCTGGTGGAGCGCGCGGTCCGGGTGCCTGGGCCCTCGTTTCGCCTGCCGCCTTTGCGGATCCTCTTCCCCGTCTTTGTCGCCGAAGCTCGTCCACCGGCGCCGGGCGACGTCGTCTTCGGGGCTGACCCCAGCGAACGCGCCGCGGGACTGCTTCTCAGTTACGGCATGACCCGTCTACTGGCCGCTGACACCTTGATGAGTTCGATGGCGATCTACCGGACCCTGGAGGATTTTTCGGCCATTGCCGCCAAGGCGGACTATGACCCCAAGGCCACTGGCTTCGTGATCGCCAACATTCCGGACCGCCCTGACGGGCTGCCGATTCTCAGCCTCTGGCTGAGGGATGGTGGCTATCGCGTCACAGGAACCGCCACCGGGTCCTACCAGGCCCCTGGCGATCAGCTATTGCGCTACGGACGCTGGAACGGCCCCTTGCCTGCGAGAACTGACACGGAAGTCAGCGCAGCCGACCCTCGCTGGTCGCTGGCGGCCCAGGGATTAGCCCTGAGTGCTGACCGGTTGTTCCGCACCGAGGCGCCTTCGGTGCTGCTGTCCTATGACTGGGGCAACGGCGCCTACTGCCGCCTGAAGCTCCAAGGATTGGGCTTCAGTGATGAGGATCTTTCGGTCGCCCCGCCTGAGCGACCGCAAAGCGGTACTCTCAACGGCGGGCGCCCGCGCCCCCTGGCCGGACGGGGCGGGCTGGCGCTGGGGGTGCTCATTGCCCAGCAGACCCGCCGGTTGCGCGTCGTCCAGCACGGCCGAGGGCAACTCATGAGCGATTTGGCTTGGGGCCCTCGCGGCCGACTCAAAGCTCGGGGCCAGCTGAGGGCAACTCTCACTGTTGCTCCCGATCTCACGATCGTGCAGCGGCTCCTGCGCGGCTTCCTTGCTGGCGCGGGCGGCCTTGATCGCAGCCAGCTCAACCGACCCCCGACTCGACTGACCGGCCGAGGGTCCCTTGGCCGCCCCTGGCTCAGTTCCAAGCCGCCAAACGAGTTTCCGCTGGCCAGAGCCACCGGCCAAGGGCGGTTGATCGCGACCCTGAGCGCCACTTGACGCGGGGCGCATGTTGCAGCACTGCCAGAATGGCCTGACCACCAGGGCGTTTCGGGGAGCATGACGAATTGGTCGCAGGATGGCGCCCCATCGTTCAACCGACCTGAGCTGGTTCGCTTCGATTCGCTGCGCGACAGCAAGGACCTCGGGGCGATCACCGACATCAAGGCCCACCTGTCCGGCTTCATCGGCGCCGAAGCTGGCTCTCAAAGCCTGTTTTTCTCTTTCCAGCTACTTGCGCCTGGTGCCATCCAGGTCCAGACCGTCACAGGCAGCAAGTGGACCGCTCGCTTTGTCTCCGCCTCCCTGCGCTCGGAGTCCGGCAGTATCGGCTTAGACGATCGCGGCAACGCCCGTGGTGTCGACATTGTCAACAGCATCGACGCTGACGAGGCGCTGGCTCCTTTCCCGCCCGGGAAATACACCGTGGTGGTTTCCTGCTCCCAGTGGCAGTCAACGCCTTTCGAGTTGGTCCTGCGGGTCAACCCGACCACCAGGTTGCACGCCAATCTCGCTGGCCGCGGCGGACTTGGGCAGTACACTCGTTTGCGCGTGGCTGTTGCCCGCCTTAGCGGCGCGCTCACCGGCCTCGGCCAACTCCGGGCGCCAGGCTCGGGCCTGTTCTCGGGCCGCCGCGATCGCCCTCTCGTCGGCGGCTTCCTCGCCGGCAGGGGCGCGCTAACGGGCAAGCTTTCAGTGCGCGAGCCTCTGCGCAGCCTGTCTGGCGCTTTTCTTGCCGGCCGCGGCGGCCTTGGGGCTTCGACAGTGGTTTCAAACAACCTGGGCCCCAGGATGTGGGCCTCCAGGCTTGTTACCCCAACAGAGGCGACAGACAGCGCTAGCTACGCCAGTGTGGCCTTGAGCGAGGCCGATTACAGCCTTCACGCTTTTTACTATCTCCCGCCTGGATCTCCTAGCAGCCAGCGGCGGCTTGCGGTAACCTACCGCGCCCCTAATGGACAGGTGCTATGGAGCCGTCTTACTGATATTTACTGCTTAACTAATGATACGCGGGGCTGGAAAGTGCTCGCCTTGACCGGTGGCGACTTCCTCTTGTTCAGTCAAAGCCAGGCGGCCTTCGGCGGTCTACTTGCAATTCGCATCGGACGAGACGGAGTTATTGCTTGGAAGCGACAATTTGGAGCTCGTATCAATCCTGTGATTATTGGAGGTAGCGACAACGGCAGCGAGATCGAGCAAATCAGTGACGTAGCCCTGCAGCCTTCGTTGAATCGGGTTACATTCGCCGTTGTCATAGTCAGCGTCACTCCTGGCTATATCACGCTTGACCTTGACACTGGGGCCGCCGTTTCGGCTCGCGCGTTAAGGGGTGGCACCATGCAGACTGGCCATATACCTATTTTCGACAGTGGCGTCACTCTTAACGCCCCTTTGATCAAGGCGGACGGCCGATTTATACTAACTGGCAGCAAAAGAGGCCAGCCAGCTTACACATGGACTGTGGAATGCGATAGCGACCTTACCAGCGTCAACACGTTTTACAAATACACTGACGGCACTAGCCTTGTTTTCGACGGCAGCGCAGTGCTGCATACGGATGGCTCTGTCACGATTGCGGGAGGCAGCGCAATCTCTAGAGGTCGCAGGTTCACTGCTGGGTTTCCCTTGCTGCAGCTCGCCCCAGATATGACAATTCGTCGGCGCGTCACCAGCGCTGCTGGGAACAGTAACCTCACCCGAGGAGCGCTAATAGCAACTGACGCCCTAGGGGCCTTGCACTACGGCGACGCAAATGGCATCTATTCGCGGGACTACGAGGGCGACCTCACCTATCGCTATACAACCTTTACTGGGTTGCCGGGGCGCATTGATGAGGTCTCTTCCACCAAGCCTGGGCCTTGGTTTAATATTGCTAGCCAGTGGGGCATCCTGGCCACATCTACTGCTTCCGATCAGCCAGCACTGGGGACGGTAGTGGTAGGCTTTGAGATCGACATGGCGCCTACAACTGTCGCCAATGAACTGAATTACAGTATTACTATCGGCACTTCTGAGAATGTCCCGCAGGCCCGCCAGGTTACGCCGGCCGTGGTCGCCCTTGATCTTGACGAAAACGACGGCGGCATCGTGCCGATCGCGTTCGTTTCTTTAATAGTCGTCCTCAATACAAGTACGCCTGCTTGGAACCCAGTCTTTACTGACGCCAGTTCAATTCTTGCCTGGGAATTAACATCCAGCGCTATTCGCCGTGGAACCTCTAGCGAATTTCCTCAGCTAGCAATTAAGCCCGACCCTGCAATAGAGCCAGACCCTTTAGCTCAGTTTGTCGTTTTTCATCTGCCAGGTACTGGTATTCCTGATACGAACTTCTTTGTCGACTACTCTCGATTCGTTCATCAGCCGATTCCGCTTGGCAACGTCAAATACTCAACTGAACAAGCCCTTTACCCCGACCTTGGCGGCTTTTTTGAGCGCACTTCTATTCGCTTTGACGGCATCGAAGACGCAATTGCTTGCGCGCCGTCGCCGGCTTTTCGTTTCGGTAAGGAGAATTTCACAATCGAGGCCAAAATCTTCCGGCTCAATAGTAACCCTTGCGTCTTGTTTAGCAACAGTCAGGTTGGCGATCCAGGGGCCCATAGTAATAGCTTTTACCTGGCCCTCGATGCTAATGGGATCCTTGAGATCTTTTCGGCAGGACGCGGCCGGCTTTCCCTTGCCTTCTCTGGATCCCCGAGGCGCACCGTGCCTTATGGCGCTTGGTCTCACGTTGCCCTAACAAGAGAGGATCAGGTATGGCGCGTTCACGTCAATGGCCAAGTTGACTCAGCGGCCTGGCGTTACGACCTGGACCTAAGCGCTGGCGCCTTACTGATTGGCAGAGGAACTCAGATCCCTACGGACGGGAACTGGTCTTCTGGCAATGGCATCCCTGCCGGCGCCAACTACTTTCCCTTCACCGGCTTCATGGCCGACATTCGAATCACCAAGGAAGCTGCTCGCTATCACCGCAACTTTCAACCCCGCGCCGCTCCGATTCAATACCTTCCCGCCGGGCCTCCTGCAAGCTCGCCAGCAGGAACTGAGCCTGCCGAGACAGGCGCGGCTACCCCCGACCTGGCCTTCAACCGGGTCCTGTTGTTTGCCCGGATGAACGGTAATGACAACGTCTTTCGCGACAGCGGCCCCTACGACCACAGCCTGATTCCCTTCGGCAACGTCACACAAATTCCTGGCGGCAAATGGGGCGGCAGCCAGGGGGCCTTCGACTCTTTTGGTGACTGGGTAGAGGTGCCTACCAACCCCGTGCTGGCCCTGGGGACAGGCGACTTTACTATTTCGATGTGGGCAAAGCGCACCGGCGAAGGCCAAGAAGCCGACTTCTTCCAGGCCCTGCTGGACAGCCGGACTACCGAGCCTGAATCTCAGTTCTGCCTGCGCATCAACCGCAGCGTCACCGGCCGGCAGTTGTGCCTCTATGTCGGTGGGGCAATTCGAATCTTGGGCCAGCCCATGGCCATCAACGTTCGCTACCACGTCGCAGTGGTTCGCAGGAGCGGGATCACCTCTCTCTACATGAACGGGGTTCCTGCCGGCAACACCTGGGCTGATGCCACCAACTACACCAGCACCAGCTGGACGATTGGCCGAGCCCGGTTTGCTGCAGGAGCCGACCAGTGGTACTTCCAGGGCCACTTAAACGATGTCCGGATTGAGCGCGGTGCGCTCTACGACGGTGCCTTCATTCCTCCGACCGCTCCGACCGGATCCCCTCCATCGGCTACGGCACGCTACTGGCGGCTAGTGGATTTGCGCCCCTACCAAGGCTCAAGCGGCGTCTTTTCGCTTTCTGAGATTGCGTTGCATCGGGGCCGCGACCGGCTGCCTGGAACCACCACGACCAGCCTGCCGGCGCCCAGCTCCGGTCTGCTGGTCAGCACTCAAGACTTAAGCGCCACCTTGAACTGCGACTGGGGCCGGGCCCCTATGGAGCAGATCGGCAGCTGGATTCAAATCGATGCCGGCGCACCTGTCACAGCCGACGGCTTGCGCCTCGCCACGGCCGGGCAGTCTGCCCAGGGCGTCTCAGGTTTCACGCTGCAATATTCCAGTGACGGGGCCAACTGGGCCACCCTGGGGCATGTCGCCAGCATCCCGCTAAGCGATTCAGTTCTAGGCCCTCGGCTGGGTTTCGTGCCCCTGCCCGGGCCGCCCACCGACATTGTTGATGCTGATTTTGATCGCGTCGTTCTCCTGCTGCGCGGCAATATACCCAACGCTCTTGCAACTGACAGCGGCCCCAGAAGATTGACGGTCGACAACGTCAATGTTTCAGCCAGCGCGATCGAAAGCGCTCAAGGCGGGCAAAGCATGCTGTTCAGTGCTGCCAGCGGCTCCTACTTGACCCTGGGCGCGACCGGCGGTGATACGGGCCGGCGCTCGGTGTACTTCTCTTTCGGGGCTGGTGCCCTGACGGTTGAGATGGACATTTTTCCGTTGACGGTCCCGGCCAACTATTTCTCGCTGTTTAATACCAATGCCATTGGTGATTCGGCCAGCTACGCCAACGGTTTTCAGTGGGTCTTGACAAGCGCAATGAAGCTAGATCTTTACATCAATGGAGCATTCCGTGGCGTTTCACTAGGGTCAGTTAGCCTGCGTCAATGGAGCCGACTGCGCTTAAGCCGCGACTCTACCGGCATTTGGCGGTACAACATCAATGGCGTGGTCGATTCAACCACTTTTGCTAATACGGTCGACCTATCGAGCCGCGCCTTCACGATTGGCCGGGACGGGGCCGACACCGGCGCTCCCTACTTCTACAACGGCTACATGGACGAGGTGAAGGTCACCCGCGGACTGGCTCGCGGCAATACGATACGCATCACCAATCTTGCCTGGACACCGAGCGCCCGAGGACGCCTGATTGGGGGCTTGGTCACGGGGCGGGCCATGCACAGTATCCTGTTCGCCCGCGGGCGACTGAGCGGAACGCTGGCTACCGTGGCTGTAGATGGCTCGCAAAGCGCAGCATCTATCACCAGCCTGCCTGACGCAAGCCTGCCGCTGACTGGGTTCGAGCGAGTTGCGATGGACCAGGCCGGAGCGACCGTATCGGCCGGGGGGTTTGTGACAGGCCAGACATACCGGATCGCCGGTGTTGGGTCCACCGATTTCAGGCCGATCGGGGCCGCCTCCAACACGATTGGTCTGATCTTCAAGGCCACAGGCCCAGGGACAGGCAACGGCACTGCGGTCGTAATCAGGACCGTGGACGCAGCAATCCGAGACATCGCTGGCCTTGCCGCGGCGGCCAGTGTCGTTGAATTTGACACCACGGGCACCCCAAACACGATTTACGTCGGGCGAGCTCCTGTCGGCACGGACCGGACAGCGGCGGGCTGGACGGTAGAGCGGACTACTTTTACGGCTCAAGGCATTAAAGTGGGCGAGACGCTGACTGCCACCGGCGCCTGGACTGCACGAACTTCTCTCGCCTACGCCTGAGCCTTGGCCAACCAGACGGTCACCACCGCCGTCAATTATGACGCTGCATCGATCAGCGGCTTGCTTGATGGTGAACTCATCACGGTCAACGGCGGGTCGCTGACAATCAACGCGGACACGCGCTGGAACCAGCAGGCGGCGGTCTTCGGAAACATCACTGTTTCATCTACGCTCGGCGGCGTGGTGGCGATTGATGGTACGCAGGTTTGGGAAGTGCCTTTCTCTGTGGCCGTGGGGCTAGTCCCAACACAAGCTGCCCTTGGGTCCAACACGGTCACAGGAGGCACCAGCGGCGCGACAGGCGAGTTGACTCGTGTATGGGCCAGCGGATCGTTCACCCCGGCTGCGGCGGGCGCTGTAATGCCTCTGGCGGGCTTTATCAAGCTGCGATCCAAGACTGGTAACTTTCAAGCGGGTGAAACCATTACACTGCCGGGCGGGGCCACGATTGTTGCTGCCAATACGGGCAAGCGGAGTTGGATTCATGTTGTCGGTGAGGCAAACAGAATCTTGCTTATGCCCCGTCTGGCAAGCGTGCCGATCACTGGCGACTGGTACGCCCTTGGCGCAACCGATGGCACCGACAGCCAGACAATCCAAATGCCGGTGCGGGATGAATTTCCGGCTGTGCAGATCGAGACATCACCGGGGTCGGGTGTTTACGAATGGTGGGCCAACGCGGCAGACGCTTGGAACGGCTGGTATCCGAACAATGACAACTGGACGCTGACAAACGCCACCATCACGCGAAACGCAGTGGCAGGACCGGCAAATTATCCGGCAGGCGACAGGCTGCGGGAAACGACCGCAAACGGCAACCACCTAGTCACCGGGATAAACCTGCAATCCGCGCAAATGGACGCCGGGTCTTACACGCACGAGGCCATTGTCAAATCTGACGGACGGCAGTGGTGCGTGGTGCAAATATCCACCAACGGCGGCGCTGATCGGTACGGCGCGCTTGTCGATCTGTCGGCTGGCACGATTATCGCCAACCCCAGTGTCGGTAGCCCGACGGGTGTTTCTTCCTCAATCACATCATTGGGCAGCGGTTATTATCAAGTCAATGTGACGCTGACTCATGTTACTGGCGATCTGAGGAGTTTCGTGGCAATCGCCGACTCGGCAACCCCAACCTATACAACCGGCTTGCCCACCTACACCGGCAACACGGGGCAGGGCATCATCCTTGGGTTTTCGACCGTCAAACAGGCCACACACGCTTTCATTTCGACAGACGCTCGGGGCAAGTTCTTTTACTCGGACCCCTTTGCTGGAACCATTCAACTTGCCAAGCGCGGGTCAAACAACGCTGGCCTGAAACCTGCGAGCGGTTGCGCTATTCGGATTCCAAACATTATCCTCGGAACGTCTTCTTCGGGTGACTACACGTCGCAACACTTGTCGTCCACAACCGGGTCAAACGCCGGGGTCGCACGCTACGCCTTTGGTGTGACAAACGCTGTCGTAGATTTTGACAAGGTATCCTGCAACTGGTCACTTAACGGCAACGCTCCGACCTCTTGGAAAGTGCAAAACTCAGGCTGGAGCCTAGTGATCTCGTTGCTCAATTTCTACTCGGAAATCAGGAACGTCTGCATTGCCCCCACGCTTTACACAAGGCTGGTCGCCAATGGCGCATACACCCACCAAAATAGTGCCAATGCGTATATGTATGATAGCCGCGTAGTGTCGCGTGGGCAAGGGGCTCAAGTTTATACTGCCACGGCGTGCGCAAATATCAACGCATACAGAACCAGTTTTGAGTCGATCGGACCAAATCAAGGTAAAGCAATTCGCAGCCCATTCCACGGAATCGCCGCTCAGGTGCAGTCTGCGGGCGGGGAATTTGTGGACTGCACGACTATTGGTGGGCGTTCGACATTCAACGCGCAAAACTTTCTTGTCAAGAACCTGACGTATTGTGACTACATGATCGGCACAACTACGGCTGTAGCTTCTACGGCAATCGGGGTGCAGGGGACAAGCATCACGGTTGACAATATCCTGCCATTTCCGGGGGTGGCAAACAATCACCCCTTTACGGAGTACGTGGTTACGACCGGATTTATTGCCAACCTTGTGCTGAAGAATATCGGCAGTCCGACATCCCCGCTGAACGTTGGCACTGTAAATCCTTGCGGGGCTGTACTTACTCAGGGCGCTGCGGGAACAACAGCCGAAGTGCGGCGCGTCTATACAACAAACCTTCGCCTCGGTGTGGTTTCGACGGCTGCTGCCAACCCGGTTTTGAATCTGTTTGATGTCTGGGGTGATGGAACAACGCCGCAAACCCTGGCGACGGCAAACATCAACTCGCGTGGGGGGCGGTGGACAAACCAGCGCGGGGCAAACGCGGTATGTACGGGTTCCCATTGGGACGACGCCTATAACTCAACCACTACTGGCCGCATAACGATTAGCGGCAACGAACCATCTGTTGCTTCGGCGGCTCAATGTTCTTTCACGCTCGGCACAGGCTCAGGGTTTAACGGCAACGGCTCGGTTGTTATCTCGCGCCTGACTGACGTGGTGACTTGGACAACCCCCTATAAGATGTACGGTCACAATGCCTTCGCAGGCGGCTGTGCGCTTCTGGGCACCGACTGCCAGAACCTGATCTTTGAGTACAAGGTCGATACAGGGTCGGGTTTCGGCGGATCGTGGGCTTTTTTGGCAAACACTGTGCGCCGGGCAGGTGGCGGGACAAGCGGGACGAATACGGTCACAGTCACAACGGCGGATCGAACTGCACTTACGCGCCAGCCCCAAGTGGGGGATTTTGTGCAAACAGGTTCTTTCCGACTGCCCGCCAATACGACCGTT